ATAGGAGCCTCGCCAAACTTGTCGCTAAGTAATGTCGCCATGCGCTCAAAACTGGGCACACAAAATATCTGCATCTGCACAAAGCGTGGGATCACATCAGTTGGTGGCCCCTCTGCTATTACGGGAGAGCATAAAAAGGCTAATACTGACAATAGTTTTTTCATAATTAATCATCCACTGTATAACCGGCAGTCCAGTAATAGTTTTGCACGTAAGGAAAAACGCCGTACGGGAACGCTCTAGGCTGCTTCTCGTAAAACCTTCTTCCGTCAGTCATTCTGTAAGCAACCCGTCTTGGCTGATAAGATTTTCTTCCTATTTTTCTTGTCCTAGCCATTAATAAGCTGCCTCTGCTTCTGGTTCCAGTTTTCTGTAAGATCTAACGACAGGAGGTGTTGCATCTATGTCATAGATTCTTGACAGCGCATCTAAAAAATCAGGATGAATTGTTGGAAAAAGATTGTATTCGTTATCTTTTACCCACTTCGTTAAGTCATAAGCCTTGCCGTTCTCGTCCTTACATAAAACTTTTCTAGACATCAAGAACTCTTGCTTTCTTTCCTTAACGTCCATCTGTAAGGATGTTAACATCTTCTGATCTGTTGGATATGGCCAAAAGAATGACCCATCTTTCAGGTCGGGCTCTAGTCTTTGTATCCTATCCTTTTTCGACTGGGATCCTCCTCCCCCAACCCAGTTTAACTCGTACACAGGGAAGCTACTACCCTCTATACGCATCATCTCTTTGAAATGCTCTATATCGCTTTGAGCGCCATACCTTTCGTAACCTACTCGAACCTCTCTTACNCCCGGAGCCCTCTTCCATTTAGCCCTTAGTTTTTTAAGGTGATCCCATCTCTCTGATAAACTTAGTCTATGNCATACCCCGTCGAGAAGNTATTTGTTGTAGTTTGCGTCTACACCCACAACGCACATGGCCGTCCTGTTAGACTCTTTCTTTTTAGAGCTGGCTGGGTCAACTAGGATATACACGTTCATGGTATATGGCCTAACCTCCCACTCTCGCCACCACTCACCCTTAAATGCTACATCACTCCCGGCAATTGGATTTAACAATTGCTGGCATGCTACTGTATAAGTAGACGTTGTCTTCTTTATCTCTTCCCATCTCTCCTCTGTGAGAAAGATTGGTATGCCGTCCATCTGCCCGTTGTGGGTAGCTGTATGTATTCTGGGCTTTACGGCCGCCCTTTGCAGGATTGTACCGTATGTATCTCCATATGAGTATCTTGTCCCAGCGTACTGATACCTTGGGTTATGCGTAGATCCAAGGTTTAAAGATAATTCCCACTGGGTTGTAGTTTTTGCTATTTGCTCTGGGGTTGATACACTCTCTTGCACCACAACATCATCATAGATTATTAACCCAAAGTGTCTGCCGGTAGGCTGACCATCAACCAATCCATGCGCCTCAACAGTTTGCTCCTTGGGATTTGAGCTTCTTTTTACACAGAGTCCTTCATTTTCCGCCCATTTAGGAGCCTGCTGCTTAGGCTTCTCATATAATATGTCAGGATACAAGCTCTTAAGCTTTTCATTTGTTTCAAGCTCTTGCATAATCTGCCTAAGAAAAGGCTTCGCCTGTTTAGCAGAATAAGATAGTATCCCTATAGTTATATCAGGATTACATAACACTTCCTGAATGCACCCAAGAAACGTTATTATAGAGCTTTTGTAGTGAAATCTAGCCCAAAGATCTAACCTTCTATCTTTATCACCCTCGACATCACGACATCTTTCGTATATCCACGGATGCAGCATATCATGACGATTACAAAGAAACACGCCAAGATAATACCTGTCAAGCTGCCCAAGAGCACGAATAAAGGAATCATCAATATTAGGATCCCTATGACACTGAGAATATGCAGCAACAACTTGATTATACTCAGCAGATTGCGCCCAAGTTGCAAATGAGACAGCAGCTTCTGAATTTTTAGTATCAATGAACGCATCTTTAGATATTTCTGGAAGGCTCACTTTTTCTTATATCCGGACGCATATGCAGCAGCCGCTTGTTTTTCCGCTTGAGAACGAGTGGGGTAACACTTTCCTTTGTCACCCCACTTGAACCCTTTTTTACCGCCCTTAAGTTTACACCTTTTTATCGGCATTTACATCTGGGCCTTGCAGTTCTTTTGAAAACTCTTCCTTTTCCACAACCTTGAACAGGATGGAACCATCATCTTGAACCTCTGACCTATATGTAGTGGGCGTGAGCTTCCATACCGTGAATTGTTCACTATTAGTTGGAANCGAGCTAAGCATCGACTCCATCCTGTCCATCGTAGATTCTACCATTGCAAGAGGATTACGGTGCCCCGTGAACCCCATCATGCGTTCAAACATCCTATCCATAGCTCTTAATTGATTTGTTACCATTTTTTGTCTCCTATTGTTACACCATTGTTACACCATTATTGGTACGTATTCATCTGCTTCCACAGATTTCGAACCCATTCTAACTCCTCTGGGTTATTAAGATAAAAATTTATCTGCCTTTCATTTAATCCTTTAGACCACGGCTCTTGCTCGTTCAACATCCTAATTTGATAATCGTTCCATTTTGTTGTATTGGAGTCAGGTCTATTTGTTGAATTTTCTATATCTGATATTGTCTTATTAATATCATAGCTATAGTTAGGTAAATCCTGCTTAGCTGCAAACCCAAACCCTGGGTGCAAATATCCAAGGGCCTTGCCAGCGGTTGATTGTCCGTTAACTACAGCATAAGCCCTCCTAAAATCTTCGGTAGCCCGAATTGCATTCGCCATATTAGGTGTAATGGACCCATCTTCTATCCCAGCTTTTAGATCGTCTAATAAATTTTTAGCACCTTCTTCTCCGGTTGTAGCTCTAGCTGGTTGGGTGCCCAACATATCAACTAGTGATGAATCAATTTGTGGTGCAAATGCTCTAAGCCCTTCTTGGGGAACTGGGGCCATTGGGTCATAACTCGAATGGAGGCGGCCTTTTGAAACAGCAGATGCTAAACCGACATTATCATCAANCTGAGNTTCTGGAACCTCAAACCCAAATTGTACAGCGCCTCCCCACTCATTAGGATTATCGAANCCGCTTACTGCGTTAGTGTTTGCCGCAGCAACTGCGGCGTCTAAGGCTGCTTGAGGAGTATTAACTGCTGGGCCTGGAATATCAGTGTTTGGGTTAAGATTTTCTACAGCTTTAGTCGGAGTTGCAAAGCTGGAAGTATTTTGCATGGTAGCAATAGCCNTCATAGCTTCACGCTCTTGCTGCGCTTGCGCCTCTAGTCGTGCTGCTTGCATATCCCTAACAGCCTTGCCTCTAGCCCGTGCATTTGCGATTGCTGCTCGCTCAGCCTCTACAGCTTCTGCGCCTAATGCGGCTGATTCTGTAACAGCTGTTACCCCCATAGCCCTAGCGATAGCACCCCTGAACTCCTCAGCCGTCATTCCAGATGCATCTCTAGACGCTTGATTAGGCATTTCCCCAAAGGCGTCAGAACCTAAACCTCCACCTGGTGCGCTTGCGCTTGAATCGGCACCACCGCCTGGACTAGCTGCCCCGCCCCAAGCCATGTCAGTACCCCTTGGAAGGTTTCTTCTGAACCTTCTTACCAGATATTTTAGCGAATTGCTTAGCCTTCTTCATACCAGCTTTGGTATAAGCAAATTTTTTGGTTCCGACTTTAGGCATATTAATTTAGAAGCTCGGGCTTCTCCTCCATGCTTTCATTGAGTTTATCAATAATAGAGTCCACATCTACGGCTTTCTTAACCTCTACTGTGGTCTTTTTAATTTCAGTTTTATCTACTTCTTGTTTAGAATAAGTGGAACGATAGTTAAACTTATTCACCATCATAAACGCATACAAGGAAGTATTGAAGGATTTATTCTCCAGGTTATCCCTGCCAATCTGTATCCAATAAGCCTCTGAGGCTTGAATACCAAGCTCTACAGTACGCTGAAAATCCTTTTTTCTCTCGTCTTTTAACCAACGATAGAATGTAGATTTATGTATGCCTAAGAACCTGCACACTTCTACCACTGTAGAACCACAGGAAAACATTTCGATTACTTTCTTTTTATTGGCCGTGGTCCATACACTATTGTGTACAACCTTGCCTTCTCTACGTTTTACTGGGTTTATAGCCATACCTTAGTTCTTTTGCTGTAAGATGGGGCCGCGCCTGCAAGAAGGGAGAAGGACCCTCTAAAGAGGGGAGAGATTAGCCGGCACGAGCCCCGAATTTATACTACCATTATACCATATTGGGGGGGTAAAGCTGCACACTTTTATATTTTAGCAAAAATTTTAGCAATATTAGCAAAACATTTGTTAAATGGGCCCAACTAGGTATAGAGTAGAGAAGATATAGATACAGATAAAGAACATGATATAGGTATTGATATAGGTACAGATAAAGAAAAGATCAAGATATAGATAAAGAAATAGAGTAGAGTGGTACAGATAAAGATATATTTGTTATATAGTAGTATTAATATACTTATTATAATAAGGGAGGGCCTCACCTGTGGATAACTTTCTATTCTGCCTTTAGAATCATAGACTTAAGCCTCTTTTTACCTGTGGATAAGTCTGTGGATAACTTGTGGATAACTTTTTTAAGAAAAAATATACCCTAAAAAAAATTTAAGATCTCCCTTTACTAGTACCGAATGAGATGGGATCCTATATTTGCCCGCTAAGCCAAACGCTCACATAGTAGAACAACATACCATCTTCCCATAAGAACGGAATACTCACCCCATAAGGTCCCCCACTAAAATATAATACGACATCCACTTACCTAATTACGACATTATTACCCAATTACCCCACATTATAATACTTTAGAGCAGAACTTGATGTGTTGTTAGTGTTCTTTTTTTTATTTATATGTATGTGGTTAGGANCCGGGACTCCCGAACCTGGGCCGACTGTGTGCCCGCCCCGGAGTACCTTCCAAAAGTCTAATGTTCAAATTTTAGACTTTAATAAAAGGCTTATATAGGTGTCAAATTGACAATCCGGGCTGGATTTGCTATATTNAATGCATGGTNTGGGCGACTGGCCCAGCCACAATAAAGGAGTCGCTATGCATATCATGTATAATGGCTCTGAACTGGAAGTGCCTGACGGTTTGCTAAGATTGCGCTGTGACGGTCAGAATGAAGTCACCTTGCAGATAAGGCAGATTGCTAGTGCACCGGCTGAAAAGCCTAGGTTAAAAGAGCGTACGCGCCGAAGCAAGCCCGTATCTCGGCTCCCTAGACTTCAAAGGCCCAAGTGCAACCTGGATGTTGTGCGAGCAGTTCGGGGCATGGGCGC